CTAGGTTCAGCTTAACGCCGTTGGTTAAGTGTACCTGGTAACGAAGTTGGCCGTTTGTTGTGTCAACCGTTACTAGGTCGGTGTCGACTAGCTCGAACCCGGCAAGGCTTGCGCCGTTACGCACAGGAAGTACGTAGGCGTTTCCGCGCAATAATGACTGGGTCATCATTGCTTTGCGGAAGGCGTACGAATTGTAGCTGCTATTTGGCGAAATGCGTACCATATCGTCGATAGAGCCAGGGACGTATACCGTACCCTCTTCCGTTTCACGCACTAGGCGAAAAGGAAGGCTGCTAATAGTGTCTGCAATAAGGTTAACGCATGCGTAGACCGCGGCGACCTTCGGCGCATTTGTGCTACTTACATTCTCACCGGCGGTAGTGCCGGTGCCTCCAAAAAGGTTAATAAGCCAGGGACGGGGATTGACTACCCCCGAAATACTGCGCTTTACTCGGTCGTAAAATGATGCCATACGTGCGCGTAAAGTTTACAAAATAAAAATTAAATATACAAATTTAAACGAAAATAATTTCTTCCGTGTCGTATGCGCTTAATCCCGTTTGCGCGTTATGAACGTAACCAGCCATGGCCGTAAGTACTGCCGCGGTGCCGTCGATGCGGTCGGGTGCCTTATCCTTTTGAAAAGTCCAGTTGTCGTTCTTATCTATGTGTAAGCTCGTGTTCGCTATCATCCAGGCGGTAACGGGGTTGCCGTCGTGCGTTAAATTGCCCGTTACTACGCTTCGGTATAGTAGCTTCATGGGTTCATTTATCATAAGTGCGCTTTGCCGCACTTCGTAACAAAAGTTCTTACCGTAGCGCTGGCGTAGTGTGTCCACCGTTTCGGCTGCGTTCCATGGGTCAAAAAATATTCCTTCAACCGGGTGTTCGTTTATAATGCGTTCTATAATAGCCAGGCGGTGGGCCGTGGTCGTTACCTCACCTTTTACTATTTCTAGGTTCCCATTCTTGGCCCAGTTGCGCACTAGGTTCGGGTACTTGTTTTTACGCTTGGTCATAGCGTGGTCAGTTATTTGGTAATACTGCACCGTATGGAACTTTTCGCCATTAAAGTACAATATGGCGTAGGCCGTAAAGTCATTTACCGCTGCCAAGTCAACCCCAAGAAAGCACCGCCAGTTATTTACGTTGGTCTTTTTGTTGGTGCATTTCAGCCATTTCGCTAGCTCTATATAGGGTTGAGCGCTGCCCGCCCATTGGTTTAGGTGCAGCTTACGTAGGCTTAATAGCGTCGGCTCGTCGTGTTTCGCCGTGTTGCTTAACTCTTCCAAGTACTTTAGGCTCACCGTTACCCCTAGACTGGGGTTAGCCTTTGCCCATACCTTCGGGTCGTGTGGGTCTTCGTTATCTTCTGCGCCGTATATTATCGTCAGCCAAGACGGGTCCATTTCCGGGGTTTCCTTTACTTGCGCAGCGTATTCGTGCCACTTGTGGGCGAATGTATAAGCGCCACCCGCGGTAGTAATAGCCACCATTTTAGAAGGACGTGCCGCCATTGAAGTACGCAGAGCCTCCCATAAGTCCGGCCCCTTTACTTCGTTCCAGGCGTGGATTTCGTCGCATAATATAAGCGAAGGGTTTAGGCCGTGCGAAGTGCCTCCGTCGCTTGAAATCGTTTTTAAATAGCCTGGGCGGCCCTTTAGTCGTATTTCTTTTCGGTATGGCTCTAGTACCTTTTGTAGTTCCGGATTAAATAGTACCATGTTCCGGACGTAGGCGAACAGTATGCCCGCTTGTTCCCTGGTCGCAGCTGCTAGTACTACTTGCGGGTTACTGTTATTCTTAAAGCCTTCTAGCATATGGGCTATGGCTAGCATAGCAATAAAAGCACTCTTACCGTTCTTACGTGGTATCTCTAGCCAAACCATGCGCTTACCCTCGCTATTACGAATCAGGTGCCTTTGCCAGTCCAATAACTTAACTGGCTTGCCCGCGTGTTCGTCTTCCGTGAGAACGCAGTAGCGTTCAATAATGTTTTCAGTCCAGGTTGAGTTCACTACCTACTAACTTTTCTAATTCTGCTACTTTCTTTTCGGCCTTTGCCAAAGCTTCTAGCGCTGGGTTCTTTCTTATAACTGCTTGGCCTCTATCGGTTATGGCTTCCAATATTGCGCCGTGTCTCTTCAGGCTCTCGACGCACTCTTTTTGAATGGATCGCCACAGTTCTAGTTCTTCTTTCATGTTGGGGGGTTTCTAATTCACTACAAAAAAAAGGACAACTCGTCGGGGGAATAATCGGGGTCGCTCTTTGAGATGGAACCCACCCCCCATACCTCGTTAGCGGTCTTGCGTCCGTGGCACTCACGACACAGTATTTGTATGTTCTCTTCGTTAAATGCTTCGCCTCCTTCAACCAATGGCTTAATGTGGTCTAGGTGTATATGCTGGTCTAGTGGTGTAGCTCCACACTCTACGCATTCACCACCACGGCGGCTAATGATAGCCTTACGGTATCTGCGCCATGCCTTGCTACTGTATAGCTTCTCTTGGCGGTATGACTGCCGTGTGCGTGCGTGCCTATGCTTTAGGTAGTTGGCCATTGGTTAACTAGTTAACTATAATTAAATCAAAAAACTATTTATTGCTATTCTATATAGGTATGTATATATAATAATATATATATAAGTAGTTAAAGTAGTTAACTAAATGGGTCGGAGTCTTCCCAATTAATAGGCGCTAAAGCCTTGACCATACGCGTATTAGCGTGTCCCGTGTAAATGTCTAGTTTAAGGTTAAGTAGTTTAACTACTCCCCTAACTTTGTTGCGTGCAAACGGTCTATTTGACGTTTCCAGGCAGTACCTAGTGTAGCTTCGGTAGAACTCGTTAAAGCTAATTTCTTGCCCTTCGTACATATTTAGCTCCTCGTCGTGGAACGATTGAAGGCTATTTATGGCCCTTCTATATTCTTGTAGTTCGGTAACGTTAGAAGGTACGTAGGTAAAGTAACCCTGGCCGCGTAGGCGTGCTGCTCCTACTATGGCCCAGTTAAATATGCCTGGTAGCTCTTCCTTTAGCCTATTGGTTAACTGCCAGTCCTCACGTCCAACGAACGAGTTATTTAGGGCTATGATAATTAAACGCCTAAATACTCCGCTATCGCTCTCCGTTTGTGGTACGCCATTGCTGGCGAATATTAGCTTACAGTGAGCCTTGAAGTCGAAAGGTCGCTTATATTTAGGGTTAGCGGTTATGGTTTCACCGGCTACCACCTTCTTAAAGCCCGTGCTAGCGCTATTTTCTTTATAGCTTATTTCCGTGCTTACATTAAGCCAGCTATCGGCTAGACGTTCTAGGCCGCGTTGCTCGCCTAGTTCCGTCCATTCCAAATGGGTAGCGTATGGTACTAAAGCTTCTAGAATGTCGCATATAACGCTTTTACCATTACCACCGCTACCGTATAGCATAAGGGCTTTATGGTAGTTCATATCGCGCATTAGGCAGTACCCGAAATACTCTTGAATAAGGGCTATCTTCTGCTCTGCATCTTCGTCGCCTTCGAATACCTGGTCTAGGAATGCATACCACTCGGTGGGCTGTGCTGTGGGGTCGTACTTAAAGGGCATACGCTGGTATACTCTTGCCTCCTTTTCATACTTACCGCGTACAAACTTACACGTCGTAGGATCTAGATAACCTTCTTCGAATGCTAGGTACTTTTCGTTAGCCTCGTACTTGGGTAGCTCGTAGGTAAGCCGGTCTATGACCAGGCTTATTTTAGCTTGTGTCGCCTTTTCCTTTAGTATGCGTAGAATTAGTAGCTCTAGCGCGTCGCGCTTTAATTCCTGGTAGCCATTATTGTAGATAAAAAAACGGCCATTATGTGTAAAGCCGTCTTTCATTTGCTCGATTAAGTAATTACCGCACTCCCATGGGTCGGTAATACCGTCTATAGGTTCAACCATTCGTTAAACTTGGTTTTAAAGTATTCTACGTCTACGTCTGCTTCACGCTCTAGCGTTTCAGCGTCTAGGTTCTTAATCCAGTAAAGGTGGGAAGGGTGGCGGTCTAACTTGGCCAAGAAAAGGCAGCACTTATACAGTAACTGTTCCCTTTCTTCCATTAACCCAACCCCGCGCGTCAACTCACTAAACGCGCGTTCCAAGTTGTCAACCTTCCAGCCCTTCCCTTTACAGTATGCCAGGTAACTATCGATTGTAGTTTTGGCCTTCTTTATATCGTCCATCCTCGGTACCTCCTCCCATCCATATAGTCCCGCAAAAATGCTTTACCAGCTCTAAAGCGGTAGCTTTCGGGTGTAAATTTAGCCAGCGGAT